TCAATTGTTGCTGTTTATTAATCGCCAACCACGAACATATGCTTCATAGGCATCTCTGTGCCTTACAGTTCCAGCCTGGCTAAACGGAATGTTAGCTAAAACTAAATCATTCTGAGCCATAGCGCGTCCTTCAAGCGCATCTTTTATGCCTAGCTCAAAAGCACAGGCAGCGCATTTGTGCCGACCTTCTTGTCCTTGATATTCAGGGAGAGACAGAAATGTTGGATTATAACGATGAGGGTTCTTGCAAATACCTGTTTTAGCCCGCACTTTATTTACCTCATAGGAAAAATATGCGTGCCTTTACAGAGGTGCGTGTAAGCAATAAAATATACGACGCACATTTTGATTTACTTCGGAAGGCACGCATATCAGGTTAAGTGAGTCCGACCGAGTTTTACGCCCCAATAGTTGCTGCTATTGGGGCGTTTTGCATGGACAATGCCGCGCAATTATCTTGTCGCTCACAATGCGAACGATCTTACAAAAAGGCACATTACTGTCAAGATAATTGATCGTTTTAATCGATAGATAATAGACAATCTATTTGTTTAACAGATCGATTATTGAAGTAAGTGTGCCAAATGGAATGATACTGTCTCTATAAACGTGAGCATTTTTCGCGCAGATGCTTTTACTCAGGAAATAACGCCCGGATATTCCCAGCCATCTGGCTGGTTATCTTAGCCACTGGTGCAGACTGTGCTTCAAACTTTTTTGAGCTGATTTGTGTCACAGGTAACATCTCATCATCAGCCCATGCGGCCAGTCGGTAAGCCTCTGCCGGATTCGTCTTCAGAAGTGCCAGCCCGGCCAGAAAAGCCACGCGTTGGCCGCTTTTGCGGGCTTCTGGTGTAAGGCTGTCCAGCCAGGCGCATGCTTCTCCTTCGTTCTTGACGGCGGCGGGCTTCAGATAGAAACTTATCCGTCTGGTTGGTGTCGTCATTGGTTTACTCCTTGTCCATTGCGTACAGCCCATTAACCAGAGCAAACTGTGGCACCCCGTCCGCGATGAAAGTCGCATTAACTCCGCAGGCTTCGCGGATAGCGGGTGCCACAATCTCCGCCCCGCCACCGACAACCATCACCCGCCCGTAACCCGAAAAAACCGCCAGCGCGCGGATCACGCGTTGTTTCAGTGTTTCTTCCTTTTCACGAATAACCGCCATCAGGCTGGCGTAATGCGCGTCATTGTGGATGTGCTGGCGCAGCCAGGCTTCATTATGGCGATGTTCGATAATGGTATTGGCGATGTGGTGACTGGTGCGCATACCGTTAGTGGCCATCACCGACAGTACGGCATCGGCCATAAGAGAAACGCCTACGTGTGGATCGCAAAACACCTGGCTGATACCTGCCAGTTGCCCCTGAACCTTTGCCACATCCAGCGTGGTTCCGCCCAAATCCACAATCAGCAGGGATTCAAACGGACTCATGTCAGCCAGTGCTTTAAAGCCAGCCGGAATGGATTCAGGCATAACCCGTACGTTACGGATAGTGAATGCTTCGCCGTTCTGGTACTCCACCGGGCGCATGACGTTCGCTTTTTTGCGGTTGATGTTGGCCATGTCCGGCTGTGCGTTTGTGTCGAAATATTCGCTCAGTGGCAGGGTAACAACCACATCCACTTCCTGTGGCGTGATGTCTGATTTGACCAGCGCGTGATGAATGGCAATGACATTCACATCGCTGTACTGGTATTGCGTGTCGGTCGTCTGGACAAAGCGATCGCTGACCGGATCAAAACCATAGCGCACGCCATCAAGCATGTAGTTAGCAGGCTGCGAGCCACCGAACGGCGCAGACCATTCCGACTTGAAGCTGTTCGGGCTGATGGCGTTGCGGCGTTCGCCGTTCTCAGTCCATGCCAGCTTGATGTTGGTGGAGCCGTCGTCGATGTAAATTTTCATGTCGGTTTTCCTTATGTTGATTAATTAATCGTTTACGGGATTCTGAAATCCCGTTTTTGCCTGTTTTGTGCGCGCTTCATATATCGCTGCGCGTTTTTTGCTCATTTACGGGATTCGTGAGTCCCGTTTCTGTCTGTTTTTTGTTTCCACTGGTCAGGCCACCCCGCAGCAGGTCTGCTTTGCGGCTGGCGCGTTCAGTGGTTTCACTGATTCTCTGTGCGTGCTCTGCGTCGCGGATGGCGCGCAGCATGTCAGAAAGCACGGTAACGGGTGTTTTCATGGTGTTCTGGTCCTGCTGAAGTGTGGATGCCAGGCGTGCGGCGGCTTCAGGGTCTGATGCCCCCAGCTGTGCCAGATAGCTGGCGACCGGGTTATGGCGGATCTCCGTGCTGCTTACGCCATGATTACGGCTCAGACGCTGCCAGAGCTGCGTGATTCGGCTGTCCGGGCGGGTATCCGGTTTGCGTACAATTTCAAATCCCTGCGGTGCAATGATGCTGCCGTCAACGTACAGACTGCCGCCCCGTAACAGGTGCTGCATCTGTTGTTCACCGATATGCAGGCCGAGAGATTCAGCAGACTCCCGCCATTCTTTAGCGAGTAACTCGTGGTTATCAGGCAAAGGCCGCTGCTGTTTGCGGCTCTGTGTCCAGTTCTGCATTTCATCGCTGCTGTTTTTTGCCTGTTTGTCACGAAGCGAACGCATCAGCGCCCGGCGTTCGTGCCGTTTCAGTGAGCGCATCCATTCATTTACTTCAACGCCGTCAGGAAGCTGCGGCCACGGTGCTGGCCGTTCTTCCGGCTGTTCTGTCCCGTTGTTGCCTGTTTCCTGTACACGGGGACAGTTATTGCCACGAGTCCAAGGGGCGGCAGGGCCGCCCTGAAGGTCAAAACCATTTTCGTGGGCGTTGTCTTCCGGTTCTGGTTTACGTCTTACCAGCTTCCAGTTATCCGGATGCGTGCACACACGGGAGGATTCCCCGATGAGTGGTGACCAGATCCCGTAAATCTGTACGCTCTGTTCGCCGTAATCGTTCAGCTCATCTGCGAGGTCGTAGGCGGTGCGAATCAGGTAGTCCTTGCGTGGAACAAGCACGCCACCCTGTTTTTCAATGTAGGTGGCAAAACACCCGGCATCGGCGGCAGCGAGTACCGCATCCATTGCATCATCTTTCAGCCGTTGCGGGCCTTCCGGATTGCGTGCCATCTGGCTGGCAAGGCGGCGCAGTTCACGCCACACCTGACGGGAGGGGATGCCAAAGAACTGGAACTGACGGACCCGGTGAAGGCGCGCCCAGCCGATGGCGCGCTCCACGCTCTCGGCCATTGATTTACCTGTTTCGTGGTCAACGCGTGGCTTGCCCGTTTTCGGGTCGATGCCATCCACGGCGCGGCTGTCCAGGTTCTTTCCGATGTAGGTGGCGATGTAGCTGGTTGGTGTGCCTTTTGAGCCGTCGACATACTCCGCCTTAAAACGCGGAGTTATGTCATCGCCCAGCTCGTGGCGGTCCTCCTGAATGGCAATATCGCAGACGTGGGACACGATGGTTTCAATCTCGTCCGGATGTGCAAAGACCATCATATGCCAGTGCACAGTGCCGTCATGGTGAGGCTCCACCGTGCGGATGCCATACCAGCGCAGGCCGTCGCGGTTCAGTTTTTTGCGGACCGCCGCAAAAAACGTGTTAACCAGGTAATCGCTGGAGTCGCGCATGGTGGCCCCGTTCCATTTGGGGTTCGGATGACCGTTCTCCGTTGTTGCGTGGTATTTTGACGGGCAGGTGACGGTCAGAAACACCGCTCTGTCGCCACGGGCTTCGGCCAGAAGTTCCAGTCCCTTCATGGTGGCCATCATTTCTGCCTTACGGTGAACCGGGTTACTTACTCCCGCGTAATACACCGTCTCGAGATCAATCGTGAACCCGTCTTCATTTTCCAGCATGAAACTTTTCAGGAAATCGCGCGTTTTCTCGCGCTGTGCGCGAAACTCGCTTAACGCGTCCTGGCTCAGATAGGGGGATGTTTTTCTGGAAACCAGACAGGCGGCGCGGAGTTGTTCTTCCCGCCACTCACAACGTAACAGCCACAGTTTGCGTTTCCACCATTCCGCACAGGTCAGGCGAAGGATTGCGCCCGGCAGCAGCTCCGTGTCCGGTTCGTTCCTCCGGTCTTTGTCTGTTGTCAGTGCGTCATAATGTGGAGGCATGGCGTGCAGGTGTAACGCCATGCGGGCCAGCATCTGATAAGCCTTCAGCGTTACATCCATGGTCAGCTCGCCATCAGTCGCGCCAAAGCCATCGCAGAGTTTTTCGAAGGTGCTGCTGAACATCGCCGCCGTCATGGTGGCCAGCGTCTGTATCTGGTGTTTGTTGAGCTGCGGCAGGTAAAGCAAATCATCCAGGCGTTCGCGTCCGGCAAGGGAGCGATAACCCGGTGTCAGCCAGCGGTGGTCGGTGCGGTCCAGACGTTCGAATATTTTGCGCAGGGTTCCGCACGCGTAGCGTTCAGCCTGCCAGCTCTTTTTGCCTTTCCGGCGATCGGCTTCCTGTTTTTTGCGCAGGAAGGAGAGGTGGCGAATAAGCGGATCGCGCAGATAGGACGGCAGCAGGCGCAGTGAGGCCATGGCTTCATCCACCGCGCCACGTGCCTGTTTTCTGGCGTCTCCTGCCAGTGTGATGGTTTTGTCCTGTTTTTCCTGTGCGTCCAGGCTTTTATTAATCAGGTTGCCCAGCGGCGTGGCGGAGAACGCCGCATCAGCCATTTCCTGGCGGCGCTCGTTCTCTGCCCGGTAGGCATCCAGCCAGGAGGAAAGCGCGGATTCAGGAGCGGGGATCCCCGTTCCTTCACGCCCCACTGCGTGGCGCGGTTGTTGCCAGTCCCTGATGTACTCTGCCGTCATAGTGATTTACTTCGTCATGCCATTCAGGGTGTCGCGGCAGACTGTAGCCAGCCGCTGAATTTCCAGCACGGTGTCTTCTGTGTCGGCATGGCGATGTGTGATGCGGATGCTGTCGGCAATCACATCGACGATTGCAGAGGATGGGCGCTGGTAAATGCCAATAACGGACGGGGTGCCACCTTCAATGCGGTAAAGCCTGTAATTTCCCTCGTGGCTGTCAATCATGTAGCGACCATCAATAACAATCTTTCCGTCAGCGAGCTGCGGTACAGGCAGGGATTTCAGGTACATGTCATAACGATCACGCACGCGAGCGGCAAGATCACGTTCTGTGTTGAGCAGGTATTCAAGAAAGTCGTTGGCGAGAATCATTGCGGCAATCCTCTTGTTACAGATGTGCGAAGGCCTCCCGCCGCAAGGTGCAGGAAAGGCCCGGAACAGGAATTAATGGAGTTTGTTTTGCTGCTGGATGAGCTGTTGAAGCTCGTGCAGATCATCCGCCAGATAGCTGAAAACAGAGGCGGAATAAATGTTTGATAGTGCGTGGCTGCGCTCATGCAGCATATTGATGTGCATGATTTGCGCGACGCGTGATGCGCGGGAAAGTCTGCGGTTGATTTCAGTCTGGATGTGACGACTCTCCGCGATAGCGCGGTGTGGTTTGCGGTTTGCCATGGTGTGGCCCCTTGTGTAGTAAGTTGTGAAAACTCACCATCCAGAGCTGCGAAACTGTGGGTGGCGAGACGTACGAGGTTCGCAGTACCGGCTACACAAGAACCCGGCCCGACCGAAGTCGGCCCCGTACGCCCCGCCATAATTCTGACGCGAAAAAAACGTGGCAATACAGTACGCACAAAAAAACCGCTGGCGCGGTTGTGCGCTTGTGTAGTCAGCAGGCTGCGAAACCCGACACCCGTTTTGTGAGGTGCAGCGGAAATGTAACCTGACTGATTGCGGCATGGCAAGCGGTTTTTTTGTGTGTGCATGTTCTGGTTTCTTACTGGTTCAGAAAAAAATCAAAAACCTTGTCAATGCGTTGCAGCAGTTCTTGCTGTATTGCTTCCGGTGTTTCCGGTTCGCCTGGCGCCTTCAACGTCGCGCAGAAATCAGCGATTTCATGATGGAGCGTCAGACGAATGGCAGGAGCCGTGGTTCTGGCGTGCTCCAGCTCATCCAGCAGTGCCAGCACAGCAGACGGCGAGAGCATTGCGCGAAATACCAGTAATTTTTGAGGCGTTGCCATTCGTTGCAGGGCAAATGCCAGTTCGCGTAGCTTCTGGTGATTGATGGTGCTCATGCTCTGGTTTCCTTCAGTAGCTGGTTAAACATGTGAGTAAGTGGATTGCTACACCCGAACGGCATCGGGTTTACGTGGTAAGAAGCTTGGCCTCCTGCTTTGCGAGCGCGACCACCTGTGCTGCGGTTTGTTCTGATGACTAAGCCGCCGCGCCAGAGTCGGCGTAACTCAGCATTGATGGCTGTGGTTGGGGTATTCAGTGCTGCGGCGATTTCTCCGCCGCTACAACCCGGATGGGTAGCGATGTAGTCCAGAATGGTCATCTGCGTGGCTCCTGTACTTGTCGGATAAGATTCACCCGCGCCACGTTGGTGGCGCAGAAGTAAGTGCCGTCAGTGAGGTAGATGTGGTGTGCATCCTTTTCCGAACGGTGTTTGTCGATTGTGGTAATCAGGCGTTCGTCGACTTCGTATTCACGTCCTCTGGAGGTAAAACGAACGACAGGAAAATGCTTAATTGCCATTACGCCTCCTTGGCGTGTGTGAATACCTCCGCGAATGCGGATTGTTTTTACATTTTCTTATTTAACCTGTGGTTTTATTTGCGCTGTTATTCGCCAGTGAAAAAGCGTTCAATCTTTTTCACTGAATTAATAATTCGCATAATCCCAATGGCGCAGGCCACCGAAATAATCAGAACAAGCCATGAGATAAATATACTCATGCGATATTCCCCAGCTTATACGGTTCAATATGTTCCCCGCATTCTGCGGCACAGATCAGCTCGGAAAGTTCGTTAAGTGCATCCAGATCATCAGCGTAAAAAGCCACGTCATACAGACTCCGGATTGCCCTGGTCAATGAGTCACGGGCTGCACGTTCAGCATGCGCGCCTGATGCACTTAAGCGAAAATAAAAACGCTCAAGTGCTTTGTTAATGAGAGTTTTATATTCTTTGCCCATCGAAACGTCCTTTAATCTGCTTTCTGAATTTCAGCTTCTGAATCCATGCAGATAATTTCGATATAGGGTTTATCGCCATTAATATTACGTGCTTTTTCAGCTTCGCTAATGATTTCGTGTACAGTCTGGTACGGAAGTTCTACGGTCAGGCGCGTGCCGTTCAGATAAACGTAAGTAGCTGCATTTTTTTTTGATGGGACGACTCCATCAATAGCTGATGCGCGTAATAACAGTTCACCGCGAAAATCAATAAAACGGATAAATACACCTTGTGCATGCTCTTTGGTCATAAAGCACCTGTTATAAATCAGCCTGTTTAATGAAATTCTGTCCGCGCAGCAGACGATCAACCGTGCGTAGCGCTTCGTACAATGTGAAATCCTGCCCAAACTGATTGTCGCCGTTGCTCAGAGCAAAAATGCGGTTTCCGGTAAATGGGTTGTGCGGACATCTGTGAACCACGATTCCAGCTTTCTCAATCAGCCAGGTGTGTTCACCAATTTGTTTTACGGGATGGCCATCAGGTGTGGCGTGTGTTTCGCTCAGGTTGTAGCGATAGTTGCTACGCGATGTACTGGTAGCGAAACGGTTAGCATGGCGTTCCTCCCCGTTGCGGAAGCGTTGCTGTGAAGAATTGCACTGTTGCTTCATGTCAAAAACTCCGTACCTATTTACTTCCCCGGCATAACGCCCATTTTCAAAGTAATTGCGACGAAATCCCGTGTTATGGGGCTTGCCATTTCGCTGTTGCTTATTCATTTTTCGTGCCTCTACCCGATGAGCCAAATAACAAACGCCATGAGCACCGCACCAATGGTGATCGGAAAAAGACCTCTGGCATAAGCGGCGAGGTAATGAACGTTGAGAACAATAAAGCGTTCTTTTTGTCCTGTTAGCTTGCTAAGCAGATAAATCGCTATTACACCCACTTCTAGGAATACAAGGTCCAAAATGGCGCTGGTGATATTGCTGGTCATTTATGATTAAAGCCCCAGCCACAACAACCATGCATCGCGGCGTTCTTTCGGCTGATCAAAAAACGCTTTGCGCATACCTGCGTTAAATGCTGGCAGATATACCCAGTTTTCTGATGCTCGCGTCTTCACTGAACCTGGTTTCACAAAGTCAATCGTTGGTAACTTTGCAGCGTCAATCATGGTTCTGACGGTTGATTCTTTGCGACCAATCATCTTGGCAAATAGTTGATATGGCACCGCTTCAAGTGGATATGGTGCTACCTGAATGAACCCCTCAAGCTCTGATTCGCTCATTGTGGTAATCTCCTTAATTCGTCCAAATGGCCCAAAATGACTTATATAGGCTTATTTTGGCTATTTGAATGTTTTGTATTACATGTAACCCAATAGAGTGGAGTTTAGATCACATATGATCCATAAATCAAGCCTTGGAGAAAAACTTCGCCTGATTCGAGAGGCAGAGGGATTGTCACGTAGAGAGATGGAAGAGGTGACAGGGGTATCTCAATACAATCTCAAAAATTATGAAATATTGGGAAGAATGATACCTGGAGAAACGTTACTCCTGATTTTGAATCATCCTCGTTTTCGGAAGTATTCGGATTGGGTGATGTTTAATCAAACTAATGCTGCGACGGGGCAGATTGCTCCGCCTCTCTCTCTTGATGGCTTCTTCGATTCGGAGGGCGATCAGGTTTCAACCGAAACAAACCAAAAATCACCCCGCTAAGTCCAGAAAACTGGTTAGACCTGCTCTTTGTCTGGTCTGATTATTGCTGGAAAGAGGCTGGAGAAATTGTAGGGCGGTTCATTGGAGGGCTTCGCAATGTCAATTAAGAAGCTCGAAGATGGTCGTTATTTGCTGGACATCAGGCCGAACGGACGCAAGGGAAAGCGCGTGCGTAAGGTATTTGACAAAAAATCGGTAGCGGTGGCCACTGAACGCTACATCATGGCGAACGCTGAAAAGTGGGAATATATACAGGGCTACCGTGATCGCCGAACGCTAAATGATTTGCTTGAGTTGTGGTGGATGTATCACGGTCAACACAGGCGTAAGGCGGAAGAAGACCGAAAACAACTGTGCAACATAATCAATGAACTTGGCGCTGATATGCAGGCTGTGGATCTTGATAAGCTGAAAATTATCGCGTGGCGTTCTCAAAAGATAGCTGCTGGATTGAAACCGTCATCTGCTAACAGGTACATGAACCGACTATCCGGCATGTTTACTGTTCTGAAAAGAATAGGCCTTTGGGATGCAGAACATCCGGTAAGGGGGATCTCCATTCTTTATGTATCCCCGCGAGAAATGGCTTTCCTGTCCCAGAAGGAAGTAGCGCTATTGCTCGATACACTGGATGGCGACTACTGGCGTGTTGCGCTTTTGTGTTTAAGCACAGGGGCGCGCTGGAGTGAAGCTTGTAAGCTTCGTGGTGAACAGATAGTTCATAACCGTGTAACGTTTCTTGAAACCAAAAATGGCCGAAAGAGAACAGTGCCAATTTCGCAGGCAGTTTGTGAGGCGATCAAAACCAGAGAAACAGGCGGCTTGTTTGAGGTGAAGTACCGGGAATTCTGCTTGGCGCTGAAAAGAGTTAAGCCCGATTTACCAAAAGGCCAGGCTGCACATGTGCTGCGGCATACGTTCGCCAGCCATTTTGTGATGAACGGAGGAAACATTATTGCGCTTCAGAAGATTCTTGGCCACGCAACCATTCAGCAAACAATGGCATATGCACATTTTGCACCGGATTACCTGCAGGATGCGGTGGCCCTTAATCCGCTGAAAGGTGGCGTGAGTGTCCACGCAGTGTCCACGGGGGATTAA